ATTGGTTGACCGCTTGGTAATCTTTATCTTGTACTGTTGCATCTTATTGATACCGGCTTCGATTGACCCCGTGCCTTTTACGACGGGGTGAATGTTGATACCTGCTCTATAAATCTCCTGCACAAGTCTCGGGTCTGCACTCTCTGATATAATCTTGTATCCCTTGAAAGGTTTCAATTCGCTGATAATGTCGTTAGTAAGCATGTGGGTTCGGTAGCAAATCTCGTCAACGTACAAGACATCATCGACCAAAGCAACCTCAACGATAGCTGTCGGGTCATTGGTGTAACCGAAATCCACTCCGAGGTAGCGTTTTTTAACAAATTCGGGTATCTCATCGACGGTCTCGACGTTGGTAAAAATCAAACCCTCGACGATAGCCTGTAAGCCTAATCCATAGATACGCCACAATGATTGATTTTTGTATTGCAAACTCTCTATTTCGTCAATGATGATTTTTTCCAAGAAAGGATTGTCCTTGTAGGTTGTGATGAAGTGATATGTCTTCTCTTCCTTGTTCACGTCATTGAGCCAATGGTCTTCGGAAAATGAGGGGTTGTAGTCTAAAATCGTGTAATGTGTGGTACGCATTTTGAGTTGCTGGTATTCCAAGAATGAAATCTCGTTTGCCTCGTTAACGTACAGCAGATTACGCTTTCTACCTCTCAATTTTTGTTCGCTATCCGTCGAAAAGAACTCTACGAAGCTGCCATTGGAAAAGTTGTAAATCAATTCGGTTTTGTTCAAAGATTTGACATCGTACAATTCCATACGTTGCAATATCTCCTTGAAATCTCGCAACACCGAACCTTTGAGTGCGGGTAAAGTTGCACGTACGATTGACAAAGATGTATTCGGGTGGGTTAAGCAATAGACAATCAGCCAAATGACGGTATTGTACGTTTTGGAACTTCGGGAAGAACCTTGCTCTGATATAGTTACATAACCCGACTTGATTGCATTGTCAATCTCCTTATATATTCTCGTCGTTTGTATCCGCATCGACCTTGTCGCTCGTCTTATCTATTATCTCGACTTGAATATTATTGTCGATTTTCTCTCCCTTGCTGGTTACGTCAACGTAGTTCTGCATTAGTTTTATTCGCTCTTCTTTCGTACCTATGAGCCTGTAAATCGCTAACAACTCGCTTGCTCTGTCGCTCTGCATGAGTTTCTTACGCAATTCTATCTTCGTTTTGGTTCGGTTGATTAGCAGCAATTCTTTCATCTGATTGTATTCGTCGCTATCGACGGGGAAGAACTTATAAAAAGTACCTTTGCATATCGGTAAATATGCAACGATGTCCTCGAAGAACCACAGGTTATTTTCTTTTATTGCTGTAATCGCTTGTTCTACTAACGTTTTCTTATCCAATTCACTCAACATAACTTTGCTTTTTGCGAAGTTACAAATGATTTGGCAAAATGACGAGGATTTTTAACGTGTTAGCGACAAAAATATGAGGTAATTATATGATTTGGTTCGTGCTATCGATAATCTCTATCTGTATAGGCTCAATCAGTAAGTTGAGTTTTCGTTAATTTTAGTTCACCAATCATGGCTCAGTTACATGGCTGTTATATGGTTCTCCCCCTTATTTTATAGAGCTTTGAGCCATCTTTGATATGTTTTTGAGCCTTTCAGTTACATGGTAGTTACATGGCTTATGCCCAATATGGGATATAGTTATGTCTGTTGCTTCCCTCAGAGTTCTCTTCCCTTCCTTGATTAGCTTGGCTTCCAAGGTGTCTTTGATTATCCTTGATGCCATTGGGTAGTTTTTGTCTTCCGTTATCTTGCGAGGATTTGCTTTGTTCTCGCTCAACTGCGAGAGGATTACTGTTTCTGTCGTCATATCGGTTTATGTATAAGTATATGTATAGGTAAACAAAAAGTGTAACACTCTTGTTCAGAGCATTACACCTCATCATTGATTATTTACATATATCATTGTTGCTTCATTTCGGCAAAGTTATGCACGTAATGACAGCAACAATGACAGTATCCGAACAGAATGCGGAAAGTATCCGACTATTCTTTTTCGGTTTCGTTTGCCATTTTGAATAACAAGTCATTCAATCTGTTGACCTCCATAGTCAGGTCTTTTACCTGTTCGAGTAATCTTTGATTGTGTCGTAGGAGTAGTTGATATTGACTGCTTTGCGGGCTGAAATTAGCTACATCGTTCGTCATATTTCCGTTACCCGTCAAAACCCAATCCACGTTCAGTTCGGGGAATTTCTTAGCGATAAGTGCCAATTTGGGTTTTGAAATTACCGACACACTACCAAGATAATTCCTGCCAATCCTTGTCGTCAACTCAAATTCACGCCTACTAAAATGCTTCGATTCATAGAAAATCTTCATTCTTTCCATAATCGCCTGTCTTCTCTGTGTTTCTTCTGGTGTCATAATCTGCTGTGTTTTAATGTGTTACAAATATAATTGCTTTTTCCTGTCATTTTCCTGTCAAAAATTGCTGATATATTGACAATTATTTCTACCTTTGCAAAGTCAAAACAGATTTATAACGAGGATTGACAAGAAAAAGTTACAAGAGAATGAAAGAAAAGTACGAGAAAGTAATTGCATTGTACAAGGAAGCAATGGGTTCGGGGGAGGCGAAAACACCGCATCATGCACTGAATATCGTGGCAAGCAAAACGGGGTTAACCATTATGGGAGTGAAGAGGATAGTGCGTAAATTCGGGGTTTACAATCCACGTCGTCGGAATTATCCGAGCGAGAAAAAAGTGCTTGCCGGATACAGAGCATTGCTTGTAAAGAATATGAAGCAATTTGAAATCTATTATCAGTTATCGAAAGAGCTTGATTGTAGTTACAATTATGTGTCTCAGATAATTAGACGATACCAAAACAAACAACATGATGAACGAACAGCTATTTAATGAGTTCATGGAACATTTCTGCGATAATGTGGCTCGCAAGGTTGTGTCGATGCTGAAAGAGCAGAAAAAGGAGCAAACGGTACAATCGAAAGACGAATTTTTGACAACCTTTGAGGTTGCTAAATTGCTGAATGTTAACCCTAATACGGCAAGGCAAAAAATGAAGCTGATGAGTTACATAAAGCAAGGCAAATCAATTCTTGTGCGTAGGTCGGAGTTCGAGCAGTACATGCGGGAACAAGAGCATAAAAGACGCAATAATTCGGATGTCGAGGATTTCTGTTTTGCGAAACCAATGCCGACAGTTAGGACTATAAGGAGACGTAAATAGTTGGGGATATGGGTGTTGAAGAGAAACGCTATTCCATAGCAAAAAAGGTAGCAGCAAGTATAACTCGTTATGCAATGAGTAACGGAGGAAAATCAATGTTGGAGGGTTTCGAGGACTTCTTGAAATTCGGAGTGTATGCTTGGCTAACCGAAAAGAAATCATGGAAAGAGGTCAAGTTCGAGCGTACAGCCAAAGAGTTAGCGGAATTGGAACAGATATTCATCGAGTATAGCAATGGAATGAAAGAACTCCTCGAAAATAACGGTTGGAGTGATTTGATAGGTTGCATTTACGAAGACTTTGCACAAGGAGGGCAACAAAAAGCGTTTAATCAATTCTTTACCCCCGAACATGTGTGTACCTTAATGGCGGAAGCTATTTATGGTAAATTCGACTTGGATACTTGCAATAAATTGCTCAGAGGTACATACACAGCATTAGACCCGACAGCAGGGAGCGGACGTTTGCTATTGGCTTACCATGCCAACATCATAAAAACATATAGCTGTATCGGAGTACCTTACATGATTGCGGAAGACCTCTCACGCACCGCAACATTTATGACGACGCTTAACTTCCTCATGCACGGTTGCGTAGGAGAAGTAATCAACCATGACACTCTGACCGAACCCGATACAATGCGTTTTGGCTTTTTTGTCAATCGACACATGTACGAAAAAGAACATAAGTTGTTCGGATTGCCACACGTAGAGATTATTACAGATTACACAGACACAAAGTTTTACAAGGTCGGCAAGGCACAACATGAGCAAAGGCAAGCCTCCGAAGAAGAACATGCGGAAGCAATACCGACAGACAGAACGCAGAACAAAGAAGACAATACGGTTGCAGCAATAGAACCTTTGCCGAAGCCTGCAAAAGCAGAAAGAGTACAATTAGAATTATTCTAAAAATCAATAAGATATGACAGAGAAAAAAGTAGAAGTGGTGCAAGACCCGATGAATTTGGAAACCCTTAACAAGAACCTCATCTCGGAGAATGAGACCTTGAAGAAGAAAATGGCAAAATTGAATGAAAAACTTGCTGAAAAGACAAGCCAAAACCAAGCTATCTTGAAGAATAGCGGCAGGACAAAAAAAGCTCTTGCAGCACTTGAAGAAAGTGGTATAAAAGATGCTGAACAAGTAGGTTACAAACTTGCAAGATTTAAGGAGCAGAATACTGCTTTGGCACAAGCGAACGCTGATTTGGTAGCATCACAAGAAGCCATGGAAGCCAAATATGCCGAGGTTAAGCAAGAACTCGAAAAGGCACAAGAACAAATCGAGAAAGATAATAAGGCATGGGTAGAGATAAACGAACGCCTGAAAACCATCACGATGAACCGTGAACATGAACATGAGCAGTTTATACAAATGGATAAAGAACTCAAATCGTTGATGGAAATAAAAGAAGCGAAAAACAAAGTGATAAAAGCCAAAGATGAAATAATACAAGAATTAGAACGTGAAAATCGAGAATTAGATGCTAATGTGTATCTCTTCCGGAAAAGTTACGAAGAAGCATGCACACGTACTCGTTTTGATGTCAGCTTATGGACACGCATTAAATTCTTGTTTACAAAAGAGCTAAAACAATAAACAAATGAAAATAAAAGTAAAACTCTTTGGTGGTTCAACTCCTCTAAAACTCATAATTCAGGGAGATTGGATAGACCTCGCAGCAAGAGAAGATGTAGTTATTCCGGATAAGTACACACTGACACGAATACCGCTGGGCGTTGCGATGGAATTGCCGAAAGGTTACGAAGTAATCGTTGCACCGAGAAGCAGTACAGCGATGAAGCACGGCATAATTCTCGCTAACTCAATCGGAATAATTGATAATGAGTACAATGGTAACAACGACGAAAAATTCTTTGAAAACATAAATGAACTAAAGCAAGAAAATGAACAATTAAAACAAAGAACAAGTGAACTCGA